ATCTGAATTCTGACGCAAGGAAATTCATATATGGTGATATGGATAAAATGCAATGTCTCACAAAATTGAGAGGTCTACAGATGAAACCACCAGTTAGTCTTGGTTCCCTAAATCATGATGTGAGATTTGTGGATCATCAAGTTGATTACATGTTCTGGGTGTGTAAATGTGCAAATGAGTATTATTCAAATGAAGATGCTCCAATGAGAGAAGCTCTTGTGTTCTCTAAAGACGGTTCAATAAACACCATTCAAGGTTTAAGTGATTACAAGATCCCATGGAATTACCCTCAGACACAAAGGACTAGATTCCCAATTGATGTTGTTGCTTATGTGAAGCCTGTAATTTATGACGTGACCTTATTCAGAAAAATGAATCAAGGAAATGAGATAGAATTATCAGAAAAGAATTTTGTTGCACACCTCTCAAGTTTTGTAGATGGTGATGATATGGACATTGAGAAAGCTAAGTGGTCAATGCATGTGGAAACCAGAGTGGCAAAACATTTCCAACTCTTATTCAATCCTAAGTACTCTGAGGATGAGAATTTCATGAAATTTCTCTCAAGACATAATAGGATACCAGGTGATGCACCTTTTAAGAAATTTGAACCTATGTCTGCAAAGATGAACGATTCTATCAGGATTGTGTCAAATTTTCTTGAACAATCAGTCTATTCCATACATAATGTTGCCACACAAAAGCTTAACAGCAACTCAACCATAAACAAGATGTTGAAAATGGCCAAATACAAAGTAAGCCCAAACATGCTATCTAGCATTGAATATGATTCCACCAGATTTAGAAATGGGGTGTATGATTATATAGATTCTTTGAGTGTGCATGCAAAAGCTTTCACTGCCCATGTTGGGATAAAGCACCCAGCAAATTCTGTGGTCTTCCTGAACACTGGAAGTTTTAGCTCATGGTCTTTATGGTATTTACCAGGCACTTATCCTCATTTCAATTCAACGTGGAGAAAACTCTACAGTATCTCAGAAATTGGAGATTCGGAGCTTTTCAAACCTTGTAAGCTTAAAGGTTTATCAGGAGTCAAAGATGGGCATGAGATTGTGAGGCGAATACCTAAAGAAATTTACAAGAAATTAAATGATCCCTTAAATAGAACCAATCATGGAGTTGACAAATTCATAAAGGACTCCGATCTCATGAGCTGGCGCCTTAACTTCACCTCTTCAGAATTTAAATCAATAGATAAAAATAATTTGGAGTGGGAGTTAGAATTGATGCCTAAGGTTCTCCTGAGATCACATTCCTTGTGTGAATTACGGAATAAACTGTATAATGATTCCTCCATGACTGACAATGAAGCTTTTTTGGCTGAGAAAGAAATGGCTCTTGGTGCATTACTCATGTGCATTAATTCTCAACAGCACTCTGTACAAAGCACTGCATATAGATATTTACATCAAGCTTTAAATAGTAGGGACTTTGACCCATATCAGATAGTGAACAAGATATTAGATACAAGATGTAAGAGTCATCTTGAAGTATATTATGTATCAAAAATGTTGTGTGTTTATAAACTTGCCTTGCTAATGAGACTTCATGATGGAATAGAAATAATCAGATCAGAGAATAAAGAAGTGTGTGTGGTTGCCCCAGATTTCATTCTTGCTTCATCTTCACCTGTTTTGAATAAGGCAAGTTATAATAAACCAAATTCATTCAATAAAGACAAACAATATCGAGTTTCTTCAGAGGCTGATTGCGTTAAGGCTTTATGGGATCAGATTGATGACTTGAGACATATAAAAGAGAATGACTTTGAAGCTTACATAGGAATGCCTATAGAGTTATACAAGAGATTACTAGATTGTGAAGTAATTGATATTCACACCCTAAGTTCAATTTTGAAGGACAATGTTGAGGTCTTACAACTTTATACAAATAGAATATTATCATATACCAAAGTCACTCCTTTAACCAGTAATTTTTGGTTTGAATTCTGGGGGCTACTTCAGTTAAGACTGGATTTTCAGACCATTTCACTCAAAGAGGTGTTAAGTGGGAAATCGATAAATGAACTCTTAACCATCAAAGGATCCACTACTTCTCTAAGTCTTGACAAAATTGGGGACAACATTGCCAAAAGGAAAGTGACAGCTGTGTGTGTGATGCTACAAAGGTTGGAAAATGAGAACCCTGAAATTGATGATGCTAACACAATAATAGAGAATGTGAATGAAAAGAAGAATTTTGATATGCTTACTCTCAGCAGGAAAATATTGAAATCTGACTACCTTAGACAATCTGACATGATTTGTCAATTTTCAGAGAAGGATGCACCAGGTAAATCAAGAGAAATAAGCACTCTCAATATAGAGTTTGGGGTTTTAAGTTTGATGAATGAAATTGTGGCATCCAAGTTTAGCGAACAGGTTCCAGAAGATTTAATTACACACTCATCTAAAGAAGAAGTAATTTATAGGAATGTGACAAATTTTGAGAAGGAAATAACATCTAAGGATACAAGTGAAGTTATATATGTTAATCAAGATAAGAGTAGATTTGGTCCTAACAGGAAGAATTCAAGTATGCTCTTAACAGGATTGATGATATCAAAAGACATGGAAACCTACAACAATTTCTCGTATGCATTGTTTAAATCATCCAAGAGAAAAGTAGCTTATCCTCATGAAATTCTTAAACAATCATTAGACATTAGGAAAATTGATGTCGACTCTCTTAACAAACAATTGTCTAGAGTTAAACAAGCACATCGTACAAAAGAACAGACTGTGTATGAGCATGGCTTTACATCAAGCGTGATGAATGAGATTTTAGCACAATTCTACACAGGAAATGCTTATGGACCATCTGGGTCTTTCTTTGCAGAACCGGTGGAAGGTATGGCAGGTCAAGGGATTGGTGGGATAATTAGTAGCATACAACATGCAGCATTGTCAAGATTAGCATCAGAATTCATACAGGACAATTTGAAGTGGAGGTGGAGGACATTTGTAACAAGTGATGACAGCTTGACTTGCATAGTTTATCCAAAATCTGATTCTAAAAGAGTTCATAATGGCATAAAGAATTTCATCAGCAGATTCAATTACTCTGGTGGTTTGATAGAGAATTTGGGCAAATTCACAGCCTCTTCTCAAGGGAATGAAATGAATGGGTTCTTCATACTAAATGGGGAGCCTATAGTGTCAGTCTGGAAATTTGGTATAGCATATTCATCTCTTCAAACTTCAGGAAACATAGGAGAAGATTTACTTTCCTGTATCAGTAAATGTAATGACCTCTATAGGAGAGGTGGTAGTTATTACTTATGTTCTATACTGGGACTGACATTGATGACTTTTGTTTTGGATGCTTACAGATTGTGGTCATGTTACTCATTTTCTGAAGACTTGGAGAATGAACAGCTAATATGGGAATTACCTCCTGAGTTATTGGGCATACCAGTCATCGACCCAGTCACAGCAATCATAAGCCCAATTGGAACTAGGATTTCATCAATACGTGCCAATTCTTTAAATGCCGTTGAGTCTCTTAATTACATTCGATTTCTACTAGAATCCTCTCTTACATCCTCAAGGTACGACCAAACTAGACGAGAGTATGAATCTGAAAACATGATACTCAATGAACATACACATACTGTGGAAACACTTGAAGGTTTAAAATTGGGTCTCAATGCCAGACTACCACCCACTGTGAATGGTCTCATAGGCGCATTAAATAGGAGAAATTATGACACTAGATTGGCCATGGAAATAGGGGAGATAATCAAAGGGCACCATGGTAAGCCATCACAAAGCAAGTACAATTTGAGATCAATTCTCTGTTCTTTAACTGAAGCTTTACAAATTCCTGTGAAGCATGGGACCTCATCTCGTTCAGTATTTGATCAGTTTAAAGATGTTGCACATAGTCCCAATCATGCTTTCATGAAGGTGTCAGATAACTCTTTCTTTCCAAAGAGTATGAAAGGGAGAAAACTTTCTTTAAACGATTTGAGGAATTTCATAAAAGATACCAAGGCTCTTAAAGAGATGAGATTAAGATTTTTGGAGACCATAAATGTTGCCAATTCTTTTACTCCTGCTGTAGGGAGGTTATTGCAATTCCTTGTTAGAGAGTCAAATAGATGTAAAATAGTGTCTGATTACATGTGGTCATGCAATCTTAGTGTTAATAGATCTGACTATGATTATGATGAATCAAAAAGGGAAAAATCCAGATTTAAGAATACCAGGAGACGTCTCCTTGCATTGTATCCTGATGCCACCAATGATGATGCATTATATGTGAATTTTGATGAGATCAAAGCTGAACTTTATAGCCGTTACTCAAAAAATAGCCAAACTCTTGATAAGACTTTAAGATACATTGTAAATGAATCTTATGGAGATATGGAAGAAGATGAAGCAATAATGCAATCAGAAAACACAGTGAGCAGGCTTAAGTCATTAATGCCAGTCAGACAACTGTTATATACGGAATCCCCAGCAGGGATTCATGATCGAAGTCATGACTTGATTAATTGGCTACGAATGAATGCTAAAGATGGCTTCATCTTTTCCACTACCTATGAAATCTCAGAATTTGCTATGAATCTTAGTAAACATAATCCTGTGAAAGACACTTTGGATGTCAAAGACCTGAATTTCGACCAAGAGATATATGGTAGCATGTTCTTATCACCACCTGATGCTATGGAGCCTGCAAGATTTGGAGTCTCATACAATCAGGTGACAGACACAGCCATTAGAGTCTCTAGGGACACTGTCTTTAAGAATGATGGGCTCTTGTCAATTGAAGCAGAGCAACTTCTCATTAGTGGTAGATCAAAAATGAAAATTGAATGGGGTGTATATGTCTCAAAGATCTCTAAGTTGCCAACCTCAACATGGTATGGTAATGCCCATTATAGAGTCAAATTCAAAGGCATAAGATCACACATGCATGGGCTTGAAAGCTCTTACATGACTGGATACACAGTGAAAAGGTCCTTTTCGAAGACTTATTCGCATTTGATAATAATGTTTTGCAATAACAAAGCATTGTCAACTAAAGCAGGCTCTAAGTCCCTGAAATTGCTTGAAGATTTCAAGAAGGATCTCAAATTTGGTGATCATGACACTGAATATGATTCTTATCATGTGTTATTTGTGGATAAATACACAATATTCAGATTGAGATTGCTTGGTGCAAGGACATTTTTCTCCATAAAAGACGGTGAAAAAGAATATTTTATCCCCACAATAGAAACTTGGACCTTGAGCCAACCTTCAGAAGAAGGCTTGTCTTACCTTATGAATATAAAAGAATTCCAGGAAGCTCATATTACTCGAATTAGAAAGATATGGGAACCATCAAAACGAAGGGACATAAAAGCTCTGTCAAGCCTCAAATTACCAATAACTAATTGGACAAAGGGACATGAAGCAGATTATGATGAATTCATCCATACTTTGGAATCTCTAGATCAGAATGCGCTTAACTCAACTCCAATTAGATTCAGATTGGCTTTACTAGATGTGTTTTCATCTTTCTTAATAGATGGGGATGTTGAAGGATTAAAAGATTTTAATTCCAGGTATGATAACAATGACAGTATTCATGATGGGCCTGGTGCTTCTGAAAAAGTCGTCATGGCATCCAATATAGCCGATTGGGTTCTGGAATCTAAAATTTGCTTTCATTCTAATTATATCAAACTTTATGCTTTGTGGCCAAAATTCAAAATTTATTTTGACACCGCATTTAGGACCTTTAAAAATGATGATGAGATTATAGAGTGGCATCCAAGTGCACACACACTGGGTGATGAAGAAAATATAAATCATAAGCTCCATGTTCGTGATCTTGGACCTGCAAGTTCTTATGACATTAACACTGGTCTACATACAATCCATGAT